AAAGATATTTTAGATTTAGGTGCTGTATTTTCTCTTGATTTAAAAAGAGTTATACGTTCTATTGGTTTTGTTATTGGAACAGATATAGAAACGATTATCCCAAGTGGGTCTTTTTGGGATGATTATGCTATTGATGGTAACTTTGATGGTGCAGCAGCAGACGAGGCAAACTGTCAGATACAGGTAGCAACATCACAAACAGCATCAGGAAGTTTTGGATCGTTTAATAATTTTGCCAACGGAACATTCAAAGGTCGCAGATTTAAATTTAAATTAATTTTAGAAACTACAAATACATCACAAAATATGAACGTGCAGCAAGCAGGGTTTACAGCAGAATTTCAATCAAGAACAGAACAGAATTATCAAACAGGAGGTAGCACTTCAACTGCACCACAATCTTCTGGCACATCTTCTTCTGGTAAAACTGTTACTTTTGGAACACCATTTTTTGTAGGCACTTCATCTTTAGGTGGAGCAAATGCGTTTTTACCTTCTATTGGTATTACTATTCAAGATGCTCAAGCTGGAGATTTTTTTACAGTTACAAATGTAAGTGGAACAGGATTTACT